GCCGTGGCGCAAGGTAACGCCGGCGGATAAGGATTTCACGGATAATGATATGGACTGTTTAGCGCATTATTTAGAGTGCTACAAAATATCGTTTACGCATTTGGATAAGGCAATCAGCATGGTTAAAAACGATAACAAGATCCACCCTGTCCGGGAGTATTTACGCGGGCTGGTTTGGGACGGCGTAGATAGACTGGACACGCTATTTATCGATTACTTAGGCGCTGAAGACAACCCCTATGTGCGTATGGCGACCGGTAAAACGTTCGTGGCGGCGGTAGCCCGCGTTTTCGTGCCGGGTATTAAGTTCGACAGCATGCTAACCATAATAGGGAAGGAAGGTATAGGTAAAAGCACTATTGTAAACCGGATGGCGGGTAAATGGTTTTCCGATTGCCTGGGCGACATTCATACAAAGGAAGGGATGGAAAGCCTACGCGGCGTTTGGATAATGGAAGTAGGCGAACTGGCAGGATTAAGGCAGGCAGAACAGGAAGCAATAAAACGTTTTATTAGCAGCCCGCAGGACCTTTACAGACCTGCCTACGGGCGGGCGCAGGTTCGTTATCCGCGGCAATGTATTTTCATAGCCACAACTAATAAGGTCAACTTTCTAACGATAGGACACGAACACAGGCGCTACGTGCCTATTATGACCTTCCCGGAAATGGCAACAAAGAACATATTTGCGCCCGATAGCCTGAACGCTGATGAAGTTAGCCAGCTATGGGCGGAAGCGTTAACCCGGTGGGAAGGCGGCGAAAGCCTGGATATGTCCGTGGCGGTAAAAGAACACGCGGCGAAGATCCGGGAAGCGCATACCGAAGTAGACGAACGGGCCGGTCATATAAAAGAGTTTTTAAAATTAAAGCTACCGGCGGATTGGTCCGATAAGCTTTTACCTGAACGGATCCACTACGTAAGGGCCGGCATGCGAAACGATTTTTCGGAAGATATGCCGGAAGGGACGGAAGAGCGCACAGCGGTTTGCGCAGCGGAAATATACGCGGAACTATTCGAAAAAAAATTAGGGGATATGAACAGCCAAAGTACTAAATATATACATGACATAATGCGAAAAATGAAGGGCTGGCAGGAAGGTAAATTAAGGCGTTTTGATTTCCACGGGCCGCAACGTAGTTACAACAAGGTGTAACGCTGTAACGCAAAGTGTAAACGCAAAAACGGCACTGCGTTTACACCTAAAAAACTGATAATAATAGTATCTATAAGGTTTGTAAACGCAGTAAAGCTAAAATACTATAATATTAAAAAAGTGAATAAATACATGTATATAGAGGATAATAATACAGTAGAAAATAGAAAACGTCTATACGCGCTATATAAGTTCTTGCGTTTAGCGTTACAAAACGGTCAAAAACCGCTATAGTGAAATGAAAACCAATTAGTTAAACGTGTAACGCAAGGTGTAACGCTGCGTTACAAAAATTAAAACGGTCAAAATGTTAGAAAAGCAGTTAGAAAAGAAGCTAAAAACGGAAGTTGAAAAGTTAGGCGGGCTATGTTTGAAGCTTGTAACGCCTGGGTTTACCGGCATACCGGATAGGCTGGTAATAATGCCGGGCGGAAATATTTGGTTTGTTGAAATGAAAGCGCCGGGCGCCGAAAGATCCGAACGGCAAAAAACCGTTTTTGGTGTGTTACGTTTACAGGGGTGCAAAGCGGCAGTTATAGACAGCTACGAACTTTTAGAATCTTTATTAACAATGTTAAAGGAAAACGAAGTAATAGGATGAAATACACCCCGCACACCTACCAGCAACACACGACGCAGCATATTTTAGAAATGCCTGGCGCCGGCGTCTTCCTTGAAATGGGTTTAGGCAAAACGGTAGCTACGTTAACCGCCGTTAACGAAGTTCTGTATAACCAAATGGAAAGCTATAAAGTTTTGGTAGTAGCGCCGCTACGTGTAGCGCAGGAAGTTTGGGAGGCGGAAGGCGGAAAGTGGGACCATTTACAGCATTTGACTTTTAGCCTGGTATTGGGCGACCAAACGAAAAGAATAAAGGCGCTACAGGCTAAAGCGGATATTTATGTAATAAACCGCGATAACCTGCCGTGGCTGATTGCGTTTTACGGCAGCGCCTTTCCGTTTGACTGGCTTATTTTGGATGAGTTGAGTAGTTTTAAGGATAACAGCGCCAGGCGATTTAAAAGCCTGCGGCGCATCCTGCCGGGCATTAAAAAGGTTACCGGGCTAACCGGCACGCCAGCGCCAAACGGTTTAATGGGTTTATGGAGCCAGGTATATTTACTGGACCGCGGGCAACGGTTAGGCGAAACGATAACCAGGTACCGCGAAAAGTATTTTAATAAAAAGCCATACGGGTTTGGGTACACGTTACGAACGGAAGATAAAAACAGCGTATTTGGTGAGGGTATCTACGAACGTGAAATATTCGATAATATTAGGGATATTTGTATTAGCATGAAGGCGGCGGATTATCTGAAACTACCGGACCGGATAAATAACACGATTACCGTTTCATTGGATCCGGCAGGGCTAAAAGCCTACCGGCAGTTTGAAAAAGAGCAGGTATTGAAATTGCAAGCGGATAAAGAGATAACAGCGGTAAACGCAGGTGTACTTTGTAATAAGCTTTTGCAGTTTGCAAATGGCGCAGTATACGACGAAAACCAGGTATACCACGAAGTACATAGTTTAAAGCTGGCAGCGCTGGAAGAAATAATTGAAGAGGCAAACGGCGAAAGCGTTTTAGTGGCTTATAACTTTCGCAGCGATTTAGACCGGATAAATAAGTACCTTAAAGCATATAAACCGCGGGCGCTTAAAACGAATGCCGATTTTGCGGACTGGAATAGCGGTAAAATACAGGTGGGCACGATCCACCCGGCAAGCGGCGGACATGGTTTAAATTTACAGTATGGTGGACATATAATTGCATGGTTCGGTAAGAATTGGGGTTTGGAACTGGATCAGCAACTACCCGCCAGGCTGCACAGGCAAGGGCAGACGCGGCCTGTAATCGTTCACGATATTATATGCGCCGGTACTATGGATTTAGACGTAATAGCCGCCCTACGCAGTAAGGACACCGTACAGGCGGCATTAATGAAAGCGGTAAAGGCAAGAATTAAAAAATATAAAGATGGCGACTAAAAAGAGGGTAAAAGCGCCCGGCAGCGGAGTTAAACAGACTGCCACGGCTAAAAAAAGAATGGTGCAGGCTTTAGAGCAATCTTTAGGCATTGTGACTACGGCCGCCAGGCAGACAGGCATTAGCCGGGACACACATTACTACTGGATGGTAAAGGACCCGGCTTATAAAAAAGCGGTGGAAGGTATAGCGGACATAGCGCTGGATTTTGCCGAAAGCGCATTACATAGCCAAATAAGCGAAGGTGAAGTATCGAGCACTATATTTTACTTAAAGACAAAAGGGAAGGGCCGCGGCTATATCGAAAGGGTTGAAAATGTACTAAGCGGCAACCTGGCGATTACTCAAATCGGCGGTATGGAAATAAAATAATCTTATGGTAGTAGTCTACACGTTAGGCAAGGGCAGCACCTGGCAAAATAACGAACTGCGCTATTCTATCCGGTCCTTTGTCAAGTATACCGCCGTTAATCGCATTATCATTGTGGGGTATTTGCCGGACTGGATCCAAAACGTAGAATATATTCCTTTTGCCGATGGCCCGCGCAAGCAGCTAAACATACACCTGAAAACATTAGCCGCCTGCCAGGTTGCGCCGGAATTTGTGCAAGCTGCCGACGATCATTTTATTTTACAGCCTACTAAATTTTCGTCGTTTTGCTATAGCGGGTTATTAAAAGATAAAAAGTTTAACGGTAATTATGCCGTAGCCTGCGCCAATACTCTTAAAGTGGTAGGGCCAAAAGCCAGGTTTTACAACTTACATATCCCTATGCGCATGACGGCGGATTACTACGAAAACGCGGTAGGTCTACAGGACTGGACCAGCAAAGAGTATTTAATAAAGAGCCTATACGCAAACAAGATACCCGGCAACGATACAGAACTGCCAGGCGACGTTAAACTGGTAAACTTTATCCGCCGGGCCGCTATAGATAAGTATGTAGAGAACAAAAGCTTTTTAAGCGTATCGGATGGCGGGCTAAGTACTGATATGCGCCGCTGGTTGGCTGAACGTTTTCCGGATAAGTCAATATATGAAAGATAGAAATTGTGGATAACTTTTACTTGCAGGTATCGGAAACAATACCTAAGTTTGTAAGACAAAAGCAAATAATTATGACAACTACTTACATTAAAAACGACAGATTTTTGGAAATTGCAAAGGATACCGTAGAGCGCTTAATAGGTAAAAGGGCAATTTATAACAGCCCGGAAGAGTGGACAAGGGCGGAAGAAAAAGCAGCTGAAATAAAGGTGTATATTGAAGAGTACGAAAAAGCAAACAAATTAAAATAACCGCTGGACCGGTAAAACGCCGCCCCGCTTGCTAACCGCAGCGGGGTTTGGCGGCAAAAATCGTTTGTTATGGATACTTTAAAGACTAATTTTCAAATTATACGTAAAAGTTGCCGCAGTTTAAAGCAGGCGGAAAACTGGCAAAATAAGTTTTACGGTATGTATAATCACGTTAGGTTAATTACTTCCCCGCCTTTTGGCGAAAAAGGAATTTACCGCTGGGAAGTATCACAAAATAAAATTAATTAGTATGAAACAAATACGTTTTATTCTCTACATGGTAATAGTCATTTTGCTGTTATCCGCCTGTACGAAGGCAACCGATACCGGCGCCCGTTGTTGGGAATGTGAAACCATGCCGCACGCCGGAACGGGCCTGCCAGCTGGTACCAAAGTAGATATTTGCCAGGAAGGCGACACACCTACCCGCTATTCTACCGGATCCGCTACGTATAGCGTTAATAACTGTAAAAAGAAATAGTATGCCTACAATCAGTTTTACTAAAATGGAAATAGACGCTATAGTATCCGCAGCGTCTAACATGGAAGACGATTTTTCGGACTATTTTTCATTCGTACCGGATCCGAAAAAATTCGAAAGCGCCTTTATTTCAGGTATGAATAAATTACGCAAGCACAACCAGGCCCGCGAAATGACAAAGCAGGAAGAGCAGGCGCATGGCAGCCTAAACGATAACTAATTTACGCCGCGTCGTAAATGCGACTAACCAATAAAGCGGGGTAAACCCTGGCAGATACGCCGGGGTTTTTTAATGTGAATAACTTTTATTTGCAGGTATCGGAAACAATACCTATCTTTGATATATCAAAAACGCAAAAATTATGACAACCACAAAAGCGCCTATTATTATGAAGTTTTGGGACGAACTAACCGAACAGGAAAAACAGGGATTTATTAAAATGATGAAACATGTAGGTTACCCCGAAAATTTAGGGTATAGAAGAAACGCTTACCAAATTAAAGACGGTAAATTACATGGCTTTATTGAGGGGTATGCGGGTATATTGTTAAAAATAAGGTCTAAAAAATAACCGCTGGACCGGTCAAACGCCGCCCCGCAAGCCTAACCGCTGCGGGGTTTGGCGGCAAAACTATAAACCATGAAAGCATATAAATTTATTTTCTTGATAGCGGCCTGGCTGGTGCTAATTATTTTTGCGCTGGTAGTATTTCAGTCCTGCGGTAAAAAAGCGGATCCATTAGGGCGCACTTGTTGGGAATGCGAAATAATGCCACACGCATTTGAGGGCCGCCCGACTGGCAGCAAAGTAGCTATTTGTCTGGATAGCCCAGACGCACCTACACAATTTCGGGAAGGTACAAAAGGGTACGGCGTTAATAATTGTAAAAAGAAATAGTCCTGCCGCGTAACCAGCGAAAGCAACGGCGGGCGAGGCCCGGTCCGCTATAACAGGCGGCCGGGTTTTTTACTGTGGATAACTTTTACTTGCAGGTATCGGAAACAAGACCTATATTTGTATTAACAAAAACGCAAAAAAAATGACAACTACTAAACTTTCTAACAACGCCGAAACGCTTTTAGCCGCTATTAAATCAGCCCCGGTTTGGGAAGAAAACGCCGCTGATATTTTATTTCCGAAACCTACCTACAGTAAAGAAACTGCCGCCGCGTTTTGGCAACATGAAACAAATAAATTTGGCTACAGCCACAACCGCCCCGTTAATGGTGTTTCTATAGATTTCGAAATGAATATACCGGTAAGCTATTTGGATCAAACCTACCAGGTAGTAAAAGAACTAAAACGGGCGGGGCTGATAATTGCCCGAAATTGCGGGTATAACACCTACCAATATATTGCAAAGGAAAACATATAAAGCGAACCGCCGAAAGGCGGTTTTTTCTTTGGTATCTGAAAAAATACCTATATATTCGCCATACCGCAGTTATGAACATACATTTTATTAGCCCGTTTAGTATAGATAAGACCCTGGCAAAAGCCTATAACAGCACTATAAAAAACCTGCCGATTACGGACTGGGTTTGCGTTATGGATTACGACGCCATGTTATTAGATCCGAACCAGGTAAAGCGCATGTACGAATATATTCAGGCATACCCGGACGCAACGCTATTCGTTTGTTACGGGAGCCGGGTAAAGGATGGCGTACCGCAGCAGTACTTATTTGGCAGAAAAGAACAGGTAGCGACGATAACGGATCACATAAACATAGCCCGCAACTTACTGGCTGCGGACCGCCAGCAACTAACCGTTAAACAGGTTAACCGGTCCGTAGCTGGCTTTTTAATGCTATTCAGCGTAGAGACCTGGCGGCGTTTCCCGTTCGACGAAGGACGCAAATGCCTAACGGTGGACACGAATTTCAGTAAAAGGATATTGCGGGCCGGCGGTAAAATTCTACTGATGGAAAGCATTTACGTTTGGCATAGCTACCGATTATTGGAAGGTAAACAATCAATAAAGCATTTACTGTAATGGGCAAAATAGACACCCTGGTAATAGTTCTGTATAACCGCTACGAAAATTTAGCGAAATGGGTAGATATATTAGACCAAACAAAGCGCCCGCAAAACGTAGTTATAATACATAATACCGATGTGGACATAATACCGGAAGATATTGAAGGGACTTTTTACATACAACGTAAAAACATAGGTTACGACATAGGCGCATTTCAAGACGTTTGCAGGGACCGCCTGCCCGGATTTCCGGCGGACTGGCAAACTTTACTTTGGTGTACCGATGATACGTTTCCAATGCGCCCGGATTACCTGGATAGCTTTGCATTGCAACCGGGCGAAGGTGTGCGGGCTATGGAAATATCTACCTATGTTCGCGAGCATATACGCACGACCGGGTTTTCGATTAGCCGGGAGACCGCCAGCAAATTAGTTTTTCCGGCGGATCCGGTCACCACCAAACAGCATTGTTATTTGTTTGAGCATAGATGGCATAAATTTACTTTACTTGACCAGGTTAGAAAGATGAAGCTAAAAGCGGTACAGGTAGCGCCGAATGAAAGCAGCCCACTTTTTGACACGGGTTACCACCGGCGACTAAAAAGGGAAGACGAATTAAACAAGGTTTGGGGATTTACTGTATCGGCGGCCGAAGATAAGGCGCCCGGCGTTACGATAATATGCCCTATTTACCGCAGTTTTCCGGCGGTAATATCTTCCCTAATAATGCAGACTTATAAAAATTGGCGCCTTATTCTTATCCATGATGGACCAGAAACGGACGGCATAGAAAGTTTTGTGAGGGCCGTAAATGACGACCGGATAACGTTTGTAGAGACAGGCACGCACGCGGGCGCCTGGGGCCATGCTATCCGGGCGGAATGGCTACAGAAAGTAAAAAGCGAATATGTACTAATTACGAACCCGGATAATTACTATGTACCGGTATTTTTTGAACGCATGCTAAAACCTTTTGACGGCGGCCGGGCTATAGTTGCAACTTATTGTAGCGCTATGGTGCACTCTTACATTAATTGGCAAACGCAGCCTACCAGGCTGGCCCGTGGGCATGTAGATTGTGGCGGCGTACTTTTAAAAACCGATACGGCGCAGGCAGTAGGCTGGAATAGTTTAGAACATTCGGCGGATTGGTTCTTTTTTGAAGATATTATAAAGCGTTACGGCGCTGGTAAGTTTATACCGGTCCGCGGCACACTATTCGTACATAATTAATAAATTTACAACGATGGAATATATAATAATTAAAAGCAGGATATTGGACGAAGTGACGGTATTAGTAAAACGCCATTTAGCGGAAGGGTGGGAAATTGTGGGCGGCGTAGCATGCAATAATTATTTTTACTGCCAGGCTATGGTAAAGCCGGACGAATCATTTAATCCGGGCTGGGATATGGCGCCGGACCCCGAAATAAATAAAGCGGCCAGGTCCCATCCAAATGAAATACCGTCCGTAGTAGAAAAACCAAAACGCAGCCACAAAAAGAAAACGTAAATTTATCCAATGTCTTTTAAAATCCATACTAACTGCCGCGTTTGCGGATCCGCTGAAATGGTTCAGTATTTGGACCTGGGGCAAATGCCGCTATCTAATAACCTTACCAGCACAGCGGACGAAGAGCCGCAGCGTTACCCGCTAAAAGTGCTATTGTGCGAAAGCTGCGGACTATCACAGCTTAGTATAGTGATTGACCCGCAAACACTATTCGGGCACTACGTATACCGGTCCGGCATTGCTGGCGGCTACGTTACGCATTGCCGCGAAATGGCAAAGCAACTAAAGTATACCCGGCATTTAACGCCGGATAGTTTTGTAATCGACATAGCAGGAAACGACGGCACGTTATTAGCCGAATTTCGGGACGAGATAGGGTGCAAGGTTTTAAATGTAGATCCGGCGGCTAACCTGGCGAAGATAAACGCGGATAAAGACGTAAAAATGTTTAATACGTTTTGGGGTTTTGCCGCCGCCCGGCATTTGATAACTACCAATTTCCCAAAAGCGGACGTAATAACGGCAACCAATGTTTTTGCCCACGTAGATAACGTAAAAGAGTTTTTAGAGGCGGCAGCGCTGGTATTAAAACCGGACGGCGTTTTGATACTGGAATTTCCCTACCTAATCGACTTTATCGAGAAAACGGCATTTGATACTATCTACTTTGAGCATTTAAGTTATTTCAGCATTTTACCGCTGGCAATGCTATTAGACGAATGCGGGCTATATTTCCAGGCCATAGAACGGCAGGACATACACGGCGGTTCTGTTCGCGTAAGCATAGGGCTGCAGGACAGCGGCCGCGGGCGCAAGTGTTTTGAAGAGTTCAGCCACGCAGAAACGGCGGGCCGGTATCACAAAGTAAACGCCTATACCTACTTTTCGCACCGGGTACGTAAAACAATAAGCCAGTTCAGGGTAAAGATTAAGGAACTACAGGCGGACGGCGCTAAAATAGGCGCATTTGGCGCCAGCGCTAAAGGCAATACGCTATTAAACTGCGCAGGCATTACCGCGGCGGATATTAGCTATATCATAGACCAAACGCCTGAAAAGATGGGTAAATTTTCGCCAGGTACCGGCGTACCGATATATCCGCTTAATATTTTACAGTTCGACCAACCGGATTACATTGTTTTACTGGCATGGAACTTTGCCGAAGAGTGCATAAGTAAACTGCGGGCCGCCGGGTACCGTGGTAAATTTATTTTACCGTTAACCTTCGAAATAATTGAGCAAACAGAAAACCAAAATATTGCAGTATGACATATCAGCAACGCGTAGAACAGGAAAAAACCGAACTGGACGAAAAGCTATTAAAATTGCAAGCGTTTATAGACAGCGAAGCGTTTAAGGCAATAGACCCCGTTCAAACCAGCCTGTTAAAAATACAGGCGGGCGCTATGGAAACATACAGCCATGTTTTAGCGGAAAGATTAATTTGGTTTAGTAGAATATGAGCAAACAGAAAACCAAAATATTGCAGTTTGACACGCACGGCAACGACAAACAAAAAAGCGTAGTAGCGTTATGGCTGGATAAAACTACGTCCGATATTGTTTACGGCGGCAGTAAAGGAAACGGCAAAAGCTATTTAGGCGTTTCGCTAATCTTTGGCGACGCATTAATTTACCCGGAAACGCACTACTTTATTGCCCGTAAAAGTTTAACGAACCTGCGGAAATTTACTATACCGTCAATCCATGAAGTGTTTAACCATTGGGAAGTAGGCCCTGAATATTGGACGTATAACGGACAGGATAGCTATTTTAAACTATATAACGGCAGCAAAGTTTATTTACTGGACGCCACCTACCTACCTTCCGACCCGGAATATTACCGTTTCGGATCTATGCAAATGACCCGCGGATGGATTGAAGAGGCGGGCGAATTTGAAGAGCCATGTAAAAACAACCTGGCGGCAAGTATAGGACGCTGGAAAAATGACGTTTACGGATTGCACCCTAAACTACTGCAGACCTGCAACCCGGCGAAAAACTATTTATACCGCCAGTATTATAAACCGTTTCGTGCGGGCACCTTAGAACCGTGGCGCCAGTTTGTGCAGGCGCTACCGACGGATAACAAAAAGCTACCTGCGGGCTACCTGGAAAACTTAGAAAGGACGTTAAGTAAAAACGAACGCGAGCGCTTACTGTTAGGTAATTGGGAAGCGGACACCGATCCGGCGGCGCTGATTGACTATGAAAAGGGCTGCGACGTTTTCAATAATAGCCACGTACCAGGCGGCCGCAAGTGCATAACGGCGGATATAGCACGATTAGGCGGCGACCGCATAGTGATAATTGAGTGGGACGGGCTACGCGGCAAGGTAAGCGCCTACAAGCGGGAAAAACTAACCGTAACAACGACGAACATAGACGCGGCCCGCCACCGTTTGGGAGTGGGCAAAATGGACGTTATTGTGGACAGCGACGGCATGGGCAGCGGCGTAGAAGATTTTGGCGGGTTTAAAGGGTTTATAAATAATAGCCGACCAATGGCGGATCCTAAGAAACCGACCGACGCAAACGGCAAACCGATAGTAGAGAATTTCGATAATCTTAAAAGCCAATGCGGTTTCCGTATGGCGGAACTAATAAACAGCAACCAAATTTACCTGGAAGCGCCGGAAGAGTTTCAACCGCTGATTATAGAAGAGTTTGAGCAGGTAAAGCAAAAGGCGCTGGACAGCGATTTAAAAAAGGGGCTTATGCCGAAGGATAAAATAAAAGAGGCGATAGGACGCAGCCCGGATTTTTGGGACGCTATACTGATGCGCATTTATTTTGAATTAAAACCTAAGTTCGTAATGACGGCGGACGCCATTTAACTATATGAGAAAATTACTATACCTTATTTTTATACCTTTACTTTTAATAGAGTGGGCGCTGGATTTGGTTTTGCAAATCGTAAAAGCGGCGCACAATTCGGTAGAAACATTAACTTTATCAATACAAATACAAATTAATGTCGATAATAGGCAAGAGGTTAACGGAGTTGCGCCAAACCGGAAACCAGTTAAAACCAGTTAGCCACGCATTGCCCCAGATGCAAATGATTAACGGCCGGTTAATCGGCTACGACGACAATATTCAAAGCTATATAACGAACGGGTACAACATTAACGATATTATTTACAGTATCGTTAATTTGATTACGGATAAAGTAAAAATAGCGCCTTTTGGCCTTTACACTATTCAGGATGAACAAGCCTACAAGCAGTTAACGGCGCTGAAAAGCAAAAAGGATCTTACAGCGCTGGACTATAACAAAGTACTGGCGCTACAGTCTAAAGCGCTGGCGCCGGTCAAAAACGGCGGCAAGTGGGCCGAACTACTGAAATATCCAAACGAAACGGAGACTTTTAACGAATTTGTAGGTAACGGCGTAGCGTTTAAACTGTTAACCGGCAATCGCTATATTTTAGGAAAACCGCTAAAGGAAGGGCTAAATAAAGGCGTACCGTATGACCTGCGCAACCTACCGCCGCAAATCGTCTCTATTTATAGCAGCAATACTTTTCCGGCAAACGCCGTAGGGTATTATATCCCGGTTTGGGCAATTAACTACCTGACTACCGAAGTAGCGCACGATAAGTATTTCAATCCAAACTGGCAGGTAAACGGATCCGAACTTTACGGTATGGCACCGCTACGCGCAGCGCTTTTACGGTTAAAAAAGAATAACAGTTTAACGGAAGCGGAAGCAAGCACTTTTCAGAATGAAGGTATTAAGGGTATTATGTTTATGCGTAACCAGGTGGGCAATGTAGACGGGGAACTGGTTTTGCCGGAAGTAAGGAGGCTAAAAGAAAGCCTAATGACCGAATGGTCCGGCGCACACAACCGCGGCCGTATAGGTATTTCCGGGTACGAAATGGGTTACGAAGCTATCGGCATGACCAGCGAGGAAATGGAAATAATAAACAGCACCTACTTAGATTTACGGTTTTTCTGTAATATTTACGGCGTACCGTCACAGTTAATGAATGACCCGGAAAGCAGGACTTATAACACGCAAAAGGAAGTTGAAAAGGCGCTAACTAATCGCTGTGCAATACCCAGGCTGAACGAAACCAAAAACCTGTTAAACCGTAAAGGATCTACGGAGTGGGGTTTACCTGCGGGCGCCGTTATTGATTACGACATATCCTGTTATCCTGAACTGCAGGCGGACGTTAAAGAGACAAGCGAATGGACCAATAATTTAATAGTTCAGATACCCGACGAACAAAGGGAGCTTTGCGGGCTGGCAGCCACAGGCGACCCGGAATTAAGTAAGCCGTGGGTAAAGAGTGGCGCCGGCTACGTACCGCTGGCAGATTTCCAGGCAGGGCAGGAAATGGCGGCCGCGTTAAACGAAAGGGACCTGGACGGCGAAACGGAAGACCCGGGCGAAACACAAAACGAAGATGAAGGCGACGACAATTTTGGCGGCGAACCCGACAATTAAAAAGAAAGTTTACGAACGTTACCCGCGTACCAAAATGGAGCGCCGCGGTTGCGAACGTGAAAAGGCCAGGTTAGACGCACTACGCGGCATGTACGCAAAGCGGCTATTTGAAGAGGCACCAACGAAAAAAGAATATGAGTAAAAGCGCACAAATAGAACAGTACGAACGGCTAAACGCACGTTTTGAGGCGTTATTTTTGCCGAAGGTACACCGGGCACTAAAAAGCCAGGTAAACAAAGTAATATCTATTTTGGAGGAAAGCGGGTACACGGCGGCGCAGAACTATTTAACGACTAACACCGGTAACGTAAAGGTAGGCGAGGTAATTAAAGAAATTTACGCAAAGGTGGGCAGGCGGTGGGCGCAGATTACTTATAGCAGGCTTTTACCGGAAACCCGCGGACAAAAGGCGGCACCAGTAGGCATAGAGCGCAAAGGTTTTGGTTTTAATTACGAGTGGACAAAGTTTATTTTGGAATATTTAGAACGTTATCTATTTGAAAAGGTAACCTTCGAAATAGCGCAGACGACGCAAAACGCCATGCTAAGAACCATTAGCCGGGCCACGGCCGCGGGCTGGTCAATAGATCAAACAGTAGATAGGCTGGACGATTGGCCTTTTTTACGCTACCAGGCGGCCCGCATAGTACGAACCGAAGTAAACCGGGCGGCTAACGTCGGCAGTACGGCGCAGGCGGAAACCAGCGAGTACGAACAAATGAAGGAATGGCAAAGCGCCGAAGATAACCGCGTTCGCGGTAATCCGGTTAACGGCATGAAAGATCACGCAGACCATTGGAGTTTGGACGGTATCAAAATTAACGCCGGCGACGTTTTCCACGACCCGCGAAACGGCGACCAATTAGCATTCCCAGGGGATCCACGCGGCAAGGCGGAAAGCGTAATAAACTGCCGCTGCCATGCCAGTTATACTTTTAAACGGGACGCAAACGATAATTTAATACCGAAGCGCAAAACAACCGTAGTAATATTT